GAGACTCTAATGTTTGACCAGAGAGTCGGAAAATCTCAAATTTATTGTTAGATACGGTTCCAGTAATCGCAATGAAAATATTATTAAAAATATTTGCTCTACTTCTATAGATTGAAACTTCGTTAGCAGAAACTCTCTTTACAAAATAAGTTCCAGCGTCAATATTTAATCTGTTAGTTCCACTTCCAGGAACATAAACAACAGAATCACCTGTGTATAATCCATGGAATCCAATGTTGATTACTTCTGCATCAGAATATGTTCCGCTAAAGGAAATAGAACGATCTCTTACCTTTAGTTCTTGTCTAAAGTATGCTGGAAGTGATGGGGAAGCAACGTAAACGTCGTTGCTGGCATCCAGATAAACGTTTTGAATATTTGCATTATTGTTGTTTGCCTGAGGAAAGTTTGTCGCATTTACTTTTGTAAGATTCTTACTAATAGTATACGAAAGACCCTCATCGATTACTTGTCCTATTCTAACTTGGAAAGTGTTCTCATTTTCAATGGAAGTTACTTGAGATGTGATTCTAACTCCTGTTGAAGAAAGAACGTCTACAGAATCTCCATCATATAATGTGATTCTGTCATAAGTTGTAAATCTATAAGTGTAATCTGAGAGGTCAACAAGACTTACAGATGCTGTATCATAAACTGATGGAATATTAAATACCCAGTTATTTGATTTTGAATCAGTTGTTCTTTTACCAAGATTTTTGATTTTTAAAACATCATTATCTTTCAGACCATTAGTATTTGGATCAAACTCAATTTCTGATAAAACTGCACCAACACGAATGTTGATAGGATTTGTTAATCCAGGTCCCTCATATCCATATGCTACAATATTTGTTCTTGCTTCAGCTTCGGAAACAACATCTGGAACATTGGAGCAACCAAAAAACTGGTTTAATGTCTTCGATGTATAGTTAACGATTGTTGGAGTTCCAGCAGCACTATTAACTACCAAAGTTCCTGTAGTTCCAAATCCTACGGTTGAATCAACATCAAGGATTGTTGCTCCTGCAGAAACTGCTGTAATAACTCTAGTTTTTGGATGGACCTTAAACTCACCAAAAAGAGATCCAAAAACGTTAATATCTTTATCAAAGTCGTAATCAAGACTTAACTTATAGTATTCTTTTCCTTGTCTGCTAAACTTTTCTACTTTAGTTACAGATCCTCTTGCTTCTTGATATCCATTACCCTCATTTTGAAATAGGGTTTTGTTTTCAAGATTAAGAGGATCTCCAGTAACTGCTTCTACAACCAGATCTTGTGTTACGCTATACTGAGCATCAGATGGTTGGAATAGATTATCTCTAGGCTTTAAAACTTCAACATCAACACCATAGAGAGCACGGAAAAGAATTTCAAATGATTGATCCGTTCCCTTTGATTGATAGAAATCTTTTGCTTGTTTAATAAAAAGATTTTCATTCAGACCAGAGTATAACTCACGATCTTCAAATCCTGGTATTACTTGAAGTTTAGTCTTCTTTAAGAACTCCTTGAGAAAAAGAACACTAAGATTTTTTACAGATGCTCCACTTGTATGAGTTGCAACTGAAGTATCAGAAAAAACTAAGGTATCTGGTCTATTTTGGCTACGATAAGAACTGATGCCAGAAAATCCACGTACACAACCAGTAAATGTTGTAGAGGTTTTACCAGTGTATGTAATGATTTCTGAGTCAATCTGAATCAGACCATAGTTATCTGGAAAATCAGAAGTATCCTCAACATTGATTGTTGTAGCGAGACGAGTAACATCCGCAGTCAATGTAGTTTCATGGTTGAGGTTTGTCATTTCCTCAACTTTGACATACTTATCGATATTCTGCAGAATATCTAAAGTGCCACCTGGATTTTCTTGAGACTTATAATATTCTTGCAGAAACTCTGCTACAAGAGGAAAATCCTCCCTTACAAACGCAGGGAGTTGACTCTCAACGACGGAACTGGTTTTTACTCTTTTTACCATTTTATTTTACTGTCTTACTAAGCCTCTGGTGGAATAGCTTGGGGTTATAACGTAGTTTGATCCCGAGGGATAAGTTCCCGATGAGATCTCATCAGTAACCATATCAACTGTTGTCTTACTTATATCTAGTTGCAAATAAAGATCCTGTAATCCGATAACGTCGTTAGAGACAGGGATTGCAGAGATCTCAACCAGTTCAGCACCTCTTACAACATTTGATCCTGTTATATTTACAGGATTTAAAAGGATCTCTCCTCTGACATAATCAATAACACCTGCAGATCTTCTTACAACTTTTACTTGATTGTTTGCAAGTAATCTAAAGAAGAAAATAGATCCTGTTTTTTCATCTGCATTTGGAATATCTGACAGATAAACCACATCATTAACACCAGCAATATAAAATCCAGAAGAACGAATATTATATCCTGTCTTTCTATTTACTCTGATTGGGTTACCATAACAAATCTCATACTCAGTAAACTCATTGAGTCTTGCACGAAGATCACGACGCATTTCAATAGTTGTAATGTTCGATGAAATGGATTCATGGGAGTTATCAATCAAACCACCCAACTTACTATACTTGAGTCTTGCCCCATATCGGTTTAACTCTGTAGAATCTGCATATGCTTGAAGATTTTCTTTTACAATCGCAAGAACATAGTTTGGACTTGGTGCTTGATTTGGATTGTAATAAACAGAAGAATCTAATTCCAAATACAGGTACTTAAGATCAACAATCTCAGGAACAATACCAGCAACGCTATATTTTCTCAGTTCTCTTCTAAGATTGTTTTTGATTCCTTCAGGAACGAATGGACCGAATGATGGTTTGATGGTAATGTATACTTTACCGTATCTTGGGGGATTGAGTTCTTCCCCACCAAAGACAGATACAGATTCAGCTTCTGGATAGATCTGAGGAATAAGTGCTTCATAATCATTTGCGGTCACTGCACGATTTTGTGATGCATAGATCTTTGGTGCATATTTTTTGATCGATGCGATTGATTCAATACTTGCACCACCGATTGCTGCTTGAGTTGTAGTTAGTAATGAAGTTGCTTCTGTAACTACATTACCATCATTATCTACCAATCTACCACTAAATGAGAATGTATTTGCACCATTTACTGCACTACCATTAGTTACGTTGTAGTTAATAGTAATAGTTGCATTCGCTTCAAGTTTTCTGCCAAAAACTCCATCACCAAAAATCAACTCATATCTTTCATCTTCAATCTCTTGAATAAAGAAAACTCTTGATGAAGAAGTTACATCAAAAAGACTATTTGCAAGAGTATATGTTACTGCTTGAAGGGGACCAGTTCCATCCTCATCTACAGTTACACGGATTGATGAAGTGTCAATGTTGGCATTATCAAGAATAAATCTTTGTCTTGGATTTGATGTGCTAACCGTATAAGTCTGAGTCAGATATGTTCCTTCGTAGATATCAACATCAGTGAAATATGCGATATCATTCTCTACAGGAACCGTAATATCTGCTGGTATGGTGAATGTATAGGAAGCACTTCCAATCGCTCTTGTAGTGGCAACTACGCCCCTCTTAAGCGTGATTTGAACTGGGTTTGTGCTGAGATTTGCAGTATTCAAAAAGAACGAAACTCTTGCATGAGCACCAGTTTTAGATCTGGGAACATAACCAATATTTCTTGCTAGTGAAACTACGTTTTCTCTTAAAGTTGCACTATCAATGAACACTTCATTGCTAACCATGTTAGCATTATAGGCACTAATATAGGTATTATAAGCAAGCGCATCGATCAGGATCGACAGGTTAGATCCTTCGTAGTCAAAATCAGTAAAATTTGAGTTAGTTCTCAAATAATCCTTGATTTGTGTTTTTATCTGGTTAAAGTCCAGATTTGTAAAGTTAACTAGTGCCATTTATCGAACAGATTCTAATGCAAATGTAAGCTCTTGAAGTGTTTGTGACTGACCAACGATTTCATATCGAATCTGACACTCAACAATACCAGAGTCATTGTCATGAAAAACATCAATATCTTCTACAAATATTCTGGGTTCATAGTTCACAAGAATAGTGCGAATCTTACCCTCAATAATACTTGCAGTGATGCTATCGAAGTTTTCAAAGACTGCCTTCTGAATATCAGTGCCCAAATCACGATGAAATGGTCTTTCAGCGATGTTCGTCAGCACTAAATTACGAACAGAGCGAGCAATAGCACTTTCGTTCGTCAAAGACACCAAATCACCAGTGATTGGATGTTGACGAAACGAAAAACTAATGTCTTTGAACCCTCGACTGACTCCCTCTAAAGGCATTTATAAGAATACACTATGATTCTGTCTTATTTAGACACCTATTTTAAGGATTAATCAACCCATCTTTCGACAAAATCATCAAATCCACCTGCTCCTCCGCACTGACGGGACATTCTATCTGAGGGGACATCGTAATTTTTTGATTTTTTTGCGTTTTCTATTTTTTTCAAGTATTTTTCACTCTCAATTTCAGTAATAAGAGTCATTCCAGACTGAATAAAGAGTTCTCCTTTGTCAACTTTGTGAATTGCCATCGGTTTTTTCCTCTGATTTTGGTAAATCAGAACTTTTTTCGGGGTTGCTATCCCGTTCTTTCGCTGTTTTCCAGAAATATTCGTCTTCACGACCCATTCCAAGGCGATCATTACCATTTTCAACCTGATACCACTTGGTTGAAACCTTAAAATCAGGCATTTTTGGATCAACAGGAGTCAAACTGTTGTCAAAGATACGTAATCTGTTGTTTGGGTACAGTGCATATTGACCATTATCAAGTTCAATCAGGTTATGAGACTTGTGTTCTGCTGGATTTTCACTTGTTGCCCAGTCAACATAGTCGGGATCATGATGATAGTTGTCGATTGTGCAGACATAAGTGCCCTTTTGAATGCCATGATCTCTTGTATAACACTCAAAATCCATTGAACCAATGAATTTCTTATCAATACTTACAACTCCATAGTCCATACAGTTCCAAAACTGAAGATTTGGAAGATTCATATCAGGATTAGGAGTCTCTGGACGAGACAAGAAGGCGCTGATAGGCAACTTATCATACATTGCAGCATACTCTGGAAGATATGTCTCAAAATAAAAAGCACGTCCAGGAATCGACTTAGCCGATACCCAGACGCCCTTTACAAACTCTCCCCAACCACTCTGATGATCAGTTAGGTATTCTTTACGAACCCATACTTCTTGTGAAGGAAGGTTTGTGATTAAACAAGACATATGAACTATGTAACTTATTTCTATTTAACCACCTTGACCACGATACTTTTTCTTCGCACCATTACGAGATGTCGCAGCATACTTTGTGTTCTTTGAACGACCTTGACAAGTTGTTTTGGGTTTCCCCTCAATGTGCTTTGCACCAGTCAATGAAGGACGCTTTGCCATAATACTTTAGTCTCCTTAATCAGATTACACGAGTCTTTTCGTGTCCCACACGAATACGAGGATCGCACCAGGTCACAATACCTGCTGCTTTGGCATCCAGACAGAACGAAACGTCTTCGCCACACATATCCTGAACCTTACCATCCTCAAAGGTTTGCATCTGAGGAGCGAACCAAGGATAAGTCATCTCAG